AAAAATATTAAAGTTATTCTTAATGTAAATCCTGGAAAAAACGTTATAATGAAAACAACTATATATGTAAAAACACCAAAATTTACAATTAATAATTTAGATTTATTCGTAAATAATATGAAAAAGTATATACCTAACTATCATTTATCTCCACCTGTATGGTTGAATGATAATTTATTATTGTTACATATAAAAATAATAGGAAGCGGAGATTATATATCTGACTATGCTGGAAATTTAGATATTATAAATTGTGCTGCTGTTTGTGCTCTTAATGAATGTAATAATATATTATAACAGAGTATAAAAACAAATTCTTGATTGTATTGTATAAACTATATAAAGCATATATAATATAATATATTATATATGAAATTAAGTGATTCTGTTGCGTTATTTTTAAAAGAAAAAAATATAAATACAGGGTTCGGAATTATAGGTTCGGCAAATTCGTATTTATATGATTCATTTAATGCATATAATATAAATATTATAAATGTACATAATGAACAAAGCGCAGTTATAGCGGCAGGAGCATACTATAAAACAACCGGCAAACTATCATTTGCTCTTGTGACTGCTGGCGGCGGAGCGTCCAATTCAGTAACTGGAATATTAAGTTTATGGGCAGATTCAACTCCTACAATTGTATTTTCTGGACAGGAATCTTCAAAATATATTTCTGAACACGGGAATCGTAGAATGTATGGTACGCAAGGGTTTGATTTTGTAAATATGATGGCTAAAACTACAAAGTATTCAAAAACCATAATGGATTATAAAACAATTCAATGTGAATTAGAATATGCGTATTCTATTGCGTTAAATGGGCGAAAAGGTCCGGTTTTATTAGATATACCATTTGATGTTCAATCTAAACAAATTGACTATCGTAAATGGAATGACTATATACCTGAAATAATAAATAATGGTATAGCAAATATAGAAAACTTAATTTTAAACTCAAAAAAACCTGTATTTTTAATTGGAAATGGAATTAAACTTTCAAATTCTATTGAAATATTGAAAAATACACTTAAAAATATAGAAATTCCAGTTCTTTTATCATGGTCAGGTATTGATATTTTAGAAAACGACCATCCATTATACTTTGGTAGGTCAGGCATATATGGACAAAGATCTGCAAATTTTATTTTACAGAGTTGTGATTTATTAATAGTTTTAGGAAGTAGATTATCATTACCACAAACAGGGTATGATTTTGAAGAATTTGCTAGAACCGCTACAATTGTAATGATTGATGTAGATAAAAGCGAATTTAAAGATTTTGTTGATGTATGTATTAATACAGATTGCTCTGAATTTTTAAAACAAATACAACATATAACTTATTCAAATAATTCGTGGATAGAAGAATGCAGAGTTTTATCAGATAGGTTTCCTTTAATAGAAGAAGGGCATAACGATGATGAATTTCCAAATTCATATAAAATGATTGATAAAATATCAAATTTTTTAAAATCAGACCAGATAATTGTAACTGATATGGGAACTGCTCTGTTATCAGGTCATCAAGTTATAAGATTAAAATCGGGACATACTATGTTTTCTTCATATGGATTGGGAGAAATGGGGTATGGACTTCCTGCCGCTTTAGGCGCAGCAATATCATCACCTGACCGCGAAGTATTGTGTCTTAATTGCGATGGAGGCATTATGATGAATATACAAGAATTACAAACAATCATACAACATAAATTAAAAATAAAAATAATAATATTTAATAATGATGGTTATTTAATGATAAAACATACACAAAAAATGTTATTTAATGGAACTTACACCGCGGTAGATAGTAATTCAGGAATAGTATTGCCGAATTATATGAAAGTTGCTGATGCGTTTGGATATGAAAAATATCAAATTAAAACTTGGGACGATTTTAATAATATTTTTCCGCAATTTATGAATTCTGAAAATACTGCAATTTGTGAAATATTTATGCCGTCGAACCAAGAATTTATTCCAAAAGTTAAGGGAATTACCACAATAAATAATAGCATTTTTTCTCCTCCTCTTGAAGAAATGTCTCCTCTTTTGGATTATGGTGTTATTAAAGATATAATGAAAAGTAATGTATCTAAGAAATCCGAAATGATTGTAAGGCATTAGCCGTGACATATATAAAATCTTCCTGTCCTGCGTTTAAAGATTGTTTGCCGAGTTCAGTTATAAGGTCAATATAAGAAATTCCATATTGTTCAGATGCTTTAATTATATGTTTTTCAAATCCAGACATCAATTTGTATTTAGATGTTAAAATATTAATTGGTTTACACAAAGGAATAGGAATTGTAAAATTAACACAATGTTTTAAAATCTTATATTTATCGATTGACGAAGATTCGTGTAAAAATGCCATTATTTCTAAAGGCGTATTGCCTGCACCTGCTCCAAAACCTTTTAATGTTACATCTATAATACTTGCTCCGCTTTCTATAGCAGCCAAGGAATTTGCAACAGCTAAATATAAATTATTATGTCCATGAAATCCTATCGGTATTTCTAATTTTTTTAAAAGTTGTATTCGGTCTGAAACGTCTTTCGGTATAAATGAACCAGATGAATCCATTATTATAATTGCTACAGCACCATACGATTTCATTTTATATGCTTCGCTGAATAATATTTCGGGAGAACAAGATGCAGACATCATAAGAACCCCATATACAGTTTTTCCTTTACAAGACAAATATTCTATATGACTTTTTGTTAATGATGCTTCAGTACAATGAGAAGCAATACGAAAAATATCAACCCCGAGAGAAATTGCGATATCAATATCACGTTTAATTGTAGCAAGTCCAGGAATAACGTGAACTGATAATTTTGTTTTTTTTAAATGTGTTCTTGCTATTTTAATCATTTCGTAATCATTAAGTAGAGATTCACCAATAAGTAAGGAAGAAGCTCCAAGACCATTCCCGTGACCAACTTCGATAACTTCAATTCCGGCTTCTTCCGCAAAAATACAATGATCTATTATCATCTGTTCCGTAATTTGATGTGATATTGCGTGAGATCCATCTCTTAGCGTTAAATCATGATACATTAATATTAGTACATATTAATTTATGTTTATATCAATATGTACTAATATTAATTTTGATTTGTAAAATGGTATAATAGTTCGGTTTTATTTATAAAAATGATCTACGAACTTGTGTAAATATAAGAATAATTCTCATATGATTTAGTAATTAAAATAAACTTTGATTTATACTAATTTATAATAATTTATAATAATTTAGTTTATTTAAAAAATTAAAAAGTTTATCTCCAGACGCATTTGCTTCATGATGGTATCCTTTAATATCATCTTTTATACAATATTCGTATGTAAAAACTCTATTTTTTACTAATTTTGGTATAAGTTCGTGAAGATATATGTTATCATTTCCTATAAAATTAAACACTTCGTATGCAACATTCAGATGTTCTATTAACAAAATAGTATTATTAGCAACGTCTTCTATATTTTCCCATCTTTTTTTAGTATATGTGTATAATTTAAAATGGGGAATATCATAGGTTTTAAACATTTCTAGAATAATAGACGGAAATCGTTCTTTTTGACAATACGGACCATAAGAATTAAGCAATCTTAACGATAATCCTGAGATTCCGTAAGAATGACTATATGCGGATAGCATATGTTCGCACGCTACCTTTGATGCTCCATACATATTGTACGATTTTAACATATCATCCTCGGAAGAAGTTTCTGTTGCGTTTCCGTATACTTCGCAACTACTAAATAATATGAACTTTTTGACTTTATTAATTCTAGAATACTCTAACAGTTTAAATGTAGTTTGTATATTATCATTAAAAGCACTTTCTGGGGTTTCTATGCAACTTATAGATGAAGGATTTCCTCCTACGTGTATTATAATATCAATTTTTGAAGTACATTCTTCCAAATTATAAATTTTTTTTATATGATTTGGAATATTATTATGATTTTTATGTATAAGACAAACAACATTCCAATTTTTTGTTTCTAAAATTTTATTTAGAATATTAATTCCTACAAATCCATTTGCACCTGTTAGTAGAATATTCATTTTATATGTATTTTATAATTATATATTTAATATATTATAATTATGTATTAAATATATAATTATACAACTATATATAATGGATATCGTACTTAACGTTAGAAAAGATATAGTTCTCTATAAAAAGTTATTTTTTTCGCCTGTCAATGACGGTCCGTCAGGACTTATTACCGAAGATTTTGCTCCAAAAGGTAGTACATTAGAGGCTCTATTAAATGAGTTTAAAGATGTTCCTACAAATATATCTCAACATGTTAAACTTAAACGGGTAGTTATTCAAGCAGGGGGAAATATAGGAATTTATGTAAGACAATATGCTAATCTTTTTGAAAAGGTATATACATTTGAACCAGATCCATTAAACTTTTTTTGTTTAACTCTGAATGTTTCAGGACAAAATGTATATAAGTTTCAAGCGTGTTTAGGAGATACAAACGGATGTGTCTCTATAAACAATACTTATTCAACTCATGGTCACGGAGGAACACACGTTTCTAGTGATAATGGAGATATACCTACATTTAAAATAGATAATTTAAATTTAAATATATGTGATTTAATTCATTTAGATATAGAAGGGTATGAAAAAAAAGCTATATTAGGAGGAATGGAAACAATTAACCGATGTAAACCCACAATTGTTATCGAAAATTATGGTCCATGGTTACAAAGATACAACACTAATTTAGAAGAAATTGAAAATATCCTTTTTA